GCTGCGCGTCCTCGGGCTCGGCCGCGCGCGCGCCTGGCTTCGCTGGGCGGGAGTGCGCACGTTCGGCCGGCGCGCGTGGAACGGGCACCGCGCAGCCGACGCCGCGAAGAGCCTGGGCGCGATCGCCCTCGGTCTGGTGCTGCTCGGGCAAGCGCTGTGGCTCGTCTTCATCGGCCTCCTTGTCGCTGCACGGTGGCCGCTATGATATCCGACGCCGACGGCGTGATGTTCCTCTGCCCGTGCTTCGCAAGCAACGGTGGACCTATCGGAACCCACGCGGTGATTTGCTGGCGGCCAAGAGTGCCGCAGGACACGTCGCCGACACCGGGCCGGTGGGAGATGGACGGCACAGGCTATACGGACCTCACCCTTCGCACGGGTTCGTCGTCCGTGCTCTTGACGAGTCCAGGTGGGTGCCGTGCGTGAGATCGTCGACGCATGACCGCTCCCGCCTGGCTCCCGAGCTACCTCGAGCAGCTCCTGACCGCCGCGGCGTTTCACTCTCTCCCCGTCGCGCGCCTCGCGGCCCTGGTCGAGCAGGAGAGCAACGGCGGGCTCAGCCCGCGCACCGGGCTCTACGATCCGCGCCAGCTCTACCGCTATGAGCCGGCCTTCTGGGATCGCTACCTCGCGGGCCGCGCCGACTACGCGCCGCCGGCGGGCGCGGAGAGCGGCACGGCCTTCGAGCTGTGGAAGCAGCGCGTCTCCGCGAGCTACGGCCTCTGCCAGATCATGTACCCGACGGCGCGGGACCACGGCTGGCCGAAGGAGTGGCCGCCCGAGGCGCTGCTCCAGCCGGGCCCGAACCTCCTGCAGGCCGCGCGCATCCTCGCCGCGCACCGGCGAAACGTCCCGACCTGGCGCGACGCCTGGCTCCGCTACAACGGCGGCGGGCGGCCGGCCTACGCCGACGAGGTCGAGGCGCGCGTGCCGCGCTTCGAGGATCTGCTCGCCTAGCGCAGCGCGAGCCAGACGCTGCCGGCTACACAGGCGACGGCGGTGCCCTCGAAGAGAACGAAGAGGCAGAGGCCGCACCTTTCGAGCCATCGGCGACGGTGCAACGGCGCCAGCCCCCACGCCATTCCGCCACCGATGCCGGCAAAAGCGAAGCCCTGCGCAGCGTGGATCAGGGAGACGGCCATCGCGTGGTCGATCATCGGACCAGTTCCGCCTTGCCATCCTCGTAGACACGCTCGACGGCGCCAGGGCCGACGAAGCGGAAAGCCGAGCCGTCGGCACAGCGGCAGACGGGCTCCGCCGTCGGCGGCCTCGGCGTCGAGCCCGCGAAGTCGTGGCAGAGCCGCGCGCAGGGCTCGCGAAAGATCCGATCGGCGAGGCGCTGCACCTGGTCGCAGCCGGAAAGGAGGAGGACGGCGGCGAGGGAGGCGACGATCCCGAGAGCGCGCGCGGCGGCGATCCGCCGACGCAGCAGCGCCGCCTTCAGAGTCAGGTCCGCCAGCTCACGACTCCAACCGGCAACCGTCTCCTGCGTCACCTCCTTCGGTGCGGCGAGACGCACCGCGGCGGTGGCCTTGGGACACGAGAGGCGGTGCTTCCCGAGCGCCTGCGCGCGGCTGAAGCTGCGCCCGCACTCGCAGCGGAACGTCTCGGGGGACGGCTGGGGCATCGGATCCTCCTCCTCTTTCCGCGGCGGCGCCGCGATGATCTTGCGGGCCACGCTCGCCTCAGCCCGGCCGAGGTGCGCGCGGCGCTGCTGGCCGGCGTGACCTCGCGGGTCGGGGCCGGGGTTGATCCTTCGCCGCGTGCGCCGCTCGGGCGCGGGCGGCGGGCCGGCGCGCGTCACCGTCACCTCGCTGCGTTGCGCCAGGGCGACGACGCCGGGGCAGCCCTCGCAGCCGGCGAAGCGGTCGCGGTCGATCGTCGCGGAGAGGTCGGCGCCGCTCGCCTTCTTCGCCGCCGCGAGGCGGGCCTGGTTCGCCTGGCAGGCGCGCTCCGTCAACCGCGCGCGCAGCGGCGGGCAGTCGTAGAGGGTGACGGCGAGGGTCAGGCCCTGCGTCGTCGGGCTGGTCACCGCTGCACCCCCGCGGCCGCGAGCTGCGCCGCGTAGGAGCGCGTCCGCTCCTGGCAGGCCGGCGCGCCGCAGTCCACCAGGGCGCATTCCGGCGGCTCGGCCGGGCCGCGCAGCCGCGTCCCGCGGCAGAGATCGAGCCGCCGGTACGGCGCTACCAGGTCGCGGGCGTGCCCGAGAGCGCCGCTCCAGCGGCAGGCCACGCGCTGCGGCGCATCGTGCCGGCGTCGCGGCCGGGGCAGGGGCCCCTTCCCCTCCAGGACCGGCAGCGCCGCCTGCGGCGGGGCGGTCGAAGAGCGCCGGGAAGGCTGCTTTGCCCAGCCCGGCGCGCTCACTGGAGCCCGCCCAGATCGAGGAGAATCCCTCCGGGGTGTGTCCCTACCGAGCGGAGGCGGTGACCGCGGCCCGGTAGCGACAAGAGCCGCAGCACCACGCCCGTGCAACGCGCGGCCGCGATCCCTGCGCGCTCGAAGAGAACGGCCTCGACCCCGGCCGCGAGGAGGCGGCGCTTCTCCGCCAGCTGCAGGAACGGCCAGGAGGCGAACGTGCTCGCCACCGCTGCCGCGATCTCCTCGGGGTCCGGGGTGTCGCCGGGCCCCGCCTCGAGATCGCGGCGCAGAGAGGCTTCTTGGCGCTCTAGCGATCGGATCCGGCCCTCGGCATCGGTCAGGGTGCGCAGGCCGCGCTCAAAAGAGGTCACGACGCGCTCGCGTTCGCGGCGGAGCTCCTCGAGGCGCTTCGTCCCGAGCTCCGGGTCGAGCTCGGCGACGGGCGCGGGCTCGAGCACCGCGGCGAGGGCGACCGCGAGGACCTCGGGATCGGCCAGAGCCCGGGCTACCGCGAGCTCGCCGGCCTGGTCGACCACCGCCTGGCCGAGCTGCCCCGTCGGGCACCCGCCGCGCTTCGTCGCCGTGCTGCAGCGGTACTTCCACCCCCAGCGCGCCAGGTGCGAGACGTAGAGCGGCGCGCCGCACAGCGCGCAGCGGGCCAGGCCGTAGAAGACCGCTGGCCCCCCGTCGCCGCGGCTCCGGCCACCGCGCCGACGCCGACCGTCGAGGATCTCCTGCACGGCTTCGAAGTCGGCAGGCGGCACGAGAGGCTCGGCGAAGACCGTCACCTCGAGGGGATCGGTGCGAGGGACGCACCGCTTGCCGATCCGCCGCAGCGCGTAGCGGCGCCGGCCGGCATAGATCGGGTTGCGGAGGAGATCCTTCACGCGCGTGCGGTCGAGGCCGAGCGTGCGCGCAAGCCGCGCGAAGTTGCGCTCGCCGGCGAGGACCTCGGCGAAGAGCCGGCGCACGATGCCCGCCTCGGGCCAGGTGTAGGACCACACGGGCCGGACCCCGCCCGCCTCGTCGCGCTCGAGGCGGTAGGCGACGGCCAGGGGGAGAGAGCTCGGCCCCTGCACGTGGCGCCCGGCCTTGCGGAGCTCCTCCTTCACCCGGTTGGCGCGCCGGGCGATGGCACGCCGCTCCATGCCGCCGAGCTCGCCGCGCAGCACCCCGAGGAGACCGCCCGTGTCCTCGGCCGGGTCGAGTACTCCCTCGCCGGAGAAGATCACCGACCCGGTGTCGGCGAAGCGATCGAGGATCGCGTAGTCCTCGAAGCGGCCGCGCCGGAAGAGCCGATCGAAGTCGACCACGACGACGCCGGCGATGCCGGGCTCCGCGAGCCGCTCGAGCACAGCGGCAAAGCGCGGCTCCTCGAGAACCTTTGCGCCGGAGACGCCGGCGAGCTCGACCCACTCGACGAGCTCGAGCTCGTGGCGGGCCGCGATGCGCGCGATCTCGGCGCGCTGCGCGGGCAGGCTCCCGCGGTCGGCGGCGGCCTGCGCCTCAGTGCTCACGCGAAGCAGCGCGATCGCCTGCCGCATCGTCCTCCTCGAGCCCGACCAGGACCCGGGCCAACCGTAGCGCCTCCGCCTCGTCGCTCCGGAGCAGCGCACCACGAAGCCGCAGCTCGAGCTGCGCGCGCGCGCGGCCGATCTCGAGGGCCGCTTCGGCGAGGACGCGAGCGCTCACGGCCGCCGCTCCGCCTCGAGGTACTCCGACACGAGCGAGCCGAGAATGCTCGCGCGCGTCCCCGGCGCTTCGAGCGCCGCCAGGATCTCCTTGCGCAGCCCGCTCAGCTTCTCGTCGAGGCCGCGGCACGTCGCGAAGTGGGTGACGAAGCAGTCGGTGGCGCGCTCGGCGAGAAGGAGCGGCGTCACCTGCGTCACCCGGTACACCGGAGCGGGCACGTTCAGCGGCACCGTGCCGGGTTTCCCGTCTGCCTTCGTGATCGTCGCCAGCATGATCTTTGCGCCGCAGAGCTTGCAAGCGCGCGTCGGGAGGTCGGATCGGGTCACGGCTTGCGCTCCTCTCGCTGCAAGAGCTTCGTTGCGGCGCCGATCTCCGCCCACGCGACCCGCGCGCGCATTCTCCCCTCGGCCACGCGGCGCCGAACCAGCTCGACGTGCGCGAGCATCCGGCCCGCGCGCGCTAGCGCACCTTCCAGCTCGACGATCCGCGCTTCGAGCGCGGCCAGGCGGCGACGGCGGACGAAGGGAAGTCTCACCGCCCCCTCCGCCCCGCGCAGCTTCATCTACTGACTCCGTTGCGGCTTCGGGCCGACGCGCGGGTCGGTGATCCCATGCCGCTGCTTGTAGCCGACGATGAAGGCGTCCAGTTCGTGCGAGATCAGGTCCATCCGTCGAAGGTCGCGCTCGGTCGGCTCGCTGCCCGGGTCGAGCATTCCCATGATCGAGCCGAAGAGGTGCTGCGCTCCGGCGAAGAAGGCGTCACGGAGCTGGTCGATTTGACCCCTGGGCATCGTCTGCCACGAATCTCCGTACGCCGCGAGCAACAGCGACGCGAACCCCAGCTCTACCACCTGGCCCGCGTCCACGGCGCGGCCTGTCACGTGGGTGACTACCCTGTTGAGATCGGTCATCGCTAGATCCACTCCCGCCACGTTTCGCCGAGCACGAGGTCGGCAAGCGTGCGTTTGCCCCGTAGCGCGTCGAGAATCTGCTCGTCGACGGTCCCCGGAGTCACGAGGTCGAGGTACGAAACGCTCCCCGTCTGCCCGATCCGGTGCGCGCGATCCTCGCTTTGCAGCCGCACCTCGAGATCGAACGTGTTCGAGTAGTAGACGACGGTGCGCGCCGCCGTGAGCGTGAGCCCGTAGCCGCCCGTCCGCGGCTGCCCGACGAAGAAGCGCGGACCGCCGGGAGACTGGAAGGCCTCGACCAGCTTCGGCCGCGCGGCGTCGAGCGTCTCGCCCGCGTAGATGACCACCTCGCGCGACCCGTAGGCCTTGCGGAGTGTCTCGGCGATCGCGTGAACGTCCGCGGTGTAGCTTGCCCAGATGATCGCCTTCCCGTCCGTCTCCTCCAGCGCTTCGAGGAGCGCGTCGAGGCGCGCCGTCGCGATCCGCTCCGTCGTGCCGTCGGGCCGCGGGAGGTGCCCGCAGGCAATCTGGTGGAGGCGCAGGATGCGCGCGATCACGAGAGGTGCCTTCACCTCGAAGCCGGGCGCGCCCAGCTCAGCGCGCGCCTGGTCGCGCATGGCCCCGTAGATCCGCGCCTGCTCGGGCTCCAGCTCCACCTCGCGCCGCAGGTACACCTTCGGCGGGAGGTCGAGGCATTCCTCCTTCGTCGCCCGGTAGCTGTGCGCTTCGAGGCGCGCGTGCAGCTCTTCTACTCGACGGAACCCGACGACGCGCTGCACCTTGCGAAACTTCGGCTGCCGCTTCTCCGCATCCCAAAGCCGAATCTCCTCCGTCTTCAGATCGCAGTAGCGAGCCCGCATCGCGTACCAGCTCCGCACGCCGAGCACCTCGGGATCGAGGAAGAGACAGGGCGCGTAGAGGTCCAGCGGGCTCTTCGTGATCGGCGTGCCGGTCAGGATCCTCCGGTAGGGCGCCAGGTGACGAAGACGCAGCAACGCCTTCGTGCGCTGTGCGTTCGGATTCTTGATCGTCGTCGCCTCGTCCACGATGACGAGCGCGCGGCGGGCCCGCAGGAACTGCTCGGCGAACGCCGCTCCGCGCTCCGTTGCGAAGGCCTCGACGTTCATGCAGAGCCAAACGAAGAAATTGCCACCGGAGCACGCTCCCGCTTCAAGTGAGGCCCGCTTCTTCTGACCCGCTACTGCCGACCAAGTGAAGACGCGATGCAGAGGTATGGGAGGCCGCAGCTCTTCAAAGCTCCAGTGCTTCGGGATCTCGACCGTGCTCCAGTTGCGATACACGCCCTTTGGCGCGACGACGAGCGCAGCGTCGATCTTCCCGAGCTCGTAAAGGTGCGCGGCTGTCTCGATTGCCACCCGGCTCTTGCCGAGGCCCATGTCGAGGAAGAGCGCGAATGCCTCGCGGTCACGCGAGCGCTCGAGCGCTTTGACCTGGTGCGCGTAGAGCGGAAGCATCCGATCCCTCCGGAGACGAGAGAAGGCCCGGGGCAGCCCTCCGTGAAACCACCCCGGGCCCCGGTGCGCGCTCTCGAACCACCACCCCCCGAGCGCGCACCGACCCCGTCGCTAGACCGGGACCCCGTCGTCGGGCGCCTCGGGGATCCCGTCGAGCTCGTCGGGCCGCACCTTCACGCGGCCCTCGACGAGCAGCTGATGAAACGAGCGCGCCTCGCGGTAGAGCCGCGCGTCGGTGAGCGCGCCGACGATCTCCGGCGCCCAGGTGTGCCAGCTCTTGCCGTCCTTCTCCTCGCGCACCGTGCGCAGCTTCGACACCACGGAGAAGCGCGGCCGCGGCTTCGAGACGCCGTCCACGAGGAGCGGCTGATACTGCCGCAGCAGGCTGTTCCAGCGCTTGCTCGGCCGCAGCGCCGTCCGCCGCATCCGGATCGCGTAGGGCTCGCCCATCCCGTCGGCCAGGAGCAGCACGAAGTGGAGCGCCACGTCCTGCAGGAAGTAGCCGGTGTCGGCGACCAGCACGTCGCGGTTCTTCTCGTCGCGGCGCGTCGGCTGCGCCGCGCGCGGGTCCGTCACCTCGAAGGACTCGACGAAGCTCGCCGCGTCGCCGTCGATCTTCATGAGGTTGACCTGCGGCCGGAAGTGGGCCGAGAGCACGCGGATTCCGCTCTCCCCGTCGAAGAGCCGGCCGAGCAGCGTGTCGCAGATCTGCCCCGCCTTCGCGCCCGGCAGGTAGGCCGCGTGCGCCTCGTCGAGCTGCGGGCTCATCTTCTGCAGGATCACGAGCGTCGGGATCTGGACGTCTTCGCTCCGCTCCTCCTCGTAGCCGGCGCCCGCGTCGCCGGCAAGCTCCGCCTCGGGGATCATCTCCAGCGCGCTCTCACCGCGCGTGGCGAGCGCGCTCTGCGTGCCCTCGCTCTCGCCGAGGCCGAGGTCCTGCGCCTCGGCCGTGTCCGTTCGCTTCGCCATCGCTTCTCTCCTGGGTTGTTGACCCGGTGCCCGGCCGGGATGCCAGCGCGGCCCGCCCTTCGCCTACTTGGCGCGCGGCCGCGTGATCTTCGTCGTGTCGGCGCGGTAGACGCCGAAGAGCTGCTCGGGGAGCGGGCGGCCCGCTTCGTCCTGCTCGCGGACGAAAGCGGCAAGCGTGCCGGGGTGCACGGAGCGGAGATCCGAGACGGACACGCCGCGCTCGGCGGCCGCTTCGAGGAACGCCCGCGCCGCTTCGTCCTCGCCCTTGCCGAAGCTCGCCTCGACGCGGTGCTTGATCAGGTCCCCGAATCCGTGCGCCGTCAGCCAGGCGAAGGCCTCGGGCGCGCGCACCTCGCTGATCGAGGCGCGAAGGATCGGCTTCACGTCCACCTTCTCACCCGTCTGCAGCTTCAGCGTTGTCAGGCCGAGCGCACGCATCGCGTCGGGGAGGAGCTTGCCGGAGAGGTTCAGCCACTCGGCGCGCAGCGCTGTGACGCCCGCCTCCGCTTCCTCGATCTTCCGCTCCAGCTCGACCTGGCGCTCGGCGAGCTGCGCCACCTCGGCGAGCGCGTGGTCGGAAGGGATCTCCGAGGCGGCATCGCGGGCCAGCTCGGCATCGGTGAGGGCGGCTTCGGTCATCGGGGCGTCTCCTCGAGGGTCGGGGCAAGAGCGGCTGCCGCTTCCAGAGCGCGGCGCGCAGCCGCCGCTCGGCGCTGCGCCTCGAGGGCGCCGAGCCAGGCGGCGCGGAGGCCGGGCCAGGTGACCAGCTCGTGGGAAGGGAGAAGGCCGTAGCGGCCGGCGCGCAGCTTCACCCGATGATCCGCAGCACGAAGACGATCAGCGCGGCGCCGACGAGGCCGCCGAAGGTCATACCGGCGACGATCGCGAACGTCTCGAGAGCGCCGAGCCAGAAGGGGCGCGGCCGGCGGCGCAGCGGCAGCTCGGGCAGCAGGAGCCCGTCGTCGGCCGGGATCTCGCTGCGCCGAACGCCGTAGAGCTTCGCCGCGTGGAAGGGACAGATGCCGTGATTCCCGTCGCGCGGCTCGTGGCCGGATTCCTCTTCGCACCAGGCGCAGAGAAAGCCCGGCTCCATGCGCCGGGTCGGGTAGGAGAGAACGGAAGCGGTCACGCGGCACCTCCTGCGAGCGAATCGACCTTCGGGTCGGCGAACACGGACGGAGCGGCGAGCCACGCCCGCAGCGCCCGGGCCCGATCGCTCGCCTCGCTCCTGAGCTTGCAGAGCGGACAGAAGCCACCCGGAAACTCCGTCGGATGAGGCTTCCCTTCGAGCGCGCGCTCGACGTCCTCGGCGAAGGCGAGAGCCTCTTCGATCTGGCGGCGGGTGAATTGGTTGCTCACAGCACCCCCGAGCGCACCGGGCGACGCGGCATCTTGCAGCGGCCGCTTTCGGCGATCGCGTGCAGGGTTTCTTGCGCCTTGCTCTTTCCGCGCTGCACGGCGCAGGCGGCGGCGCGGACCGTGCGCTCGCCGCCCGTCTTGAAGCAGCGCAGCGTCACCGCATCGCCTTCGGTCCGCAGCACTTCGCCCCGGATGCCGCGCTCGCGCACGTAGACGCGGGCGCCGGCGACGATCGGCCAGCCGGAGACGTCGAGAGGGGCGCTCACGAGAGCACCTCCAGCAGCGCGTCGGCCTTGTCGCGGATCTCGGCCAGCTCGGAGCAGTGATCCGTCGCGCACCACGCGAACGAGATCCGGCCGAAGCGCTCCAGCACGTCGACCACTTCGGCGCGCCGCTTGTCGTCGAGCGCGCCGAGCCGCGTGCGCGCGTCGAGCTGGCACCCCTCGCAGCACGGCTGCGCGAGAAGCCGCAGGCTCGTCGTGCCGCGGCAGAAGACGCAGCGCCCCTCCGCCTCGGAAGGGTCGTTCCGGAAGGCCGCCAGCTCGGCGTCGGAGTAGTCGGAGAGGCGGTCGGCGCGCTCCTGGCGCTCCCACTCCGCGTCCTCGGCGGCGCGCTCCTGCGCCTCGCGCGCCGCATGCTCGCGCTTGGCGGCTTCGCGGGCGTCCTGCGCTTCGTCGTCGGAGAGGAGATCCGAGCACGCCGGGCAGAGCTGCCAGTCGGTGCGCACCGGCGCCGTGCGGCAGGCGGGGCAGAGGGAAGGGGAGGCGGGAGGGAGGGAGAGGGTCGGGGCGGCCATCTTGAGGTCCTTCCTTAACAGGTAAGGCGGACCTTAACACAGATGGCCAGGGGCCAGCAAGAGGAAAGTAGGGCTGGCCTAAACTTTCTTGGAACCCCTGCGGGTGAGAGGGGTTACGGGAGGAACCGGCCGAGGCGTGGACCGGGAGCGCAGCTTGTCGAGCACCTCGAGCACTTCGCGCTGCGCGTCTGCGTCATCAGCCAGGTAGCGCGCGCGATCGTCGCCCAGCCTGTCGTAGATGCGCCCGAGGATGGCGCCCAGCCCCTTTGAGCCTGTCAACTTCCGGCCCATGATCCACTCCCAGTCCTCCCCCGTAGCATCACCTATGAGCTGCGCACTTTCATCCGACGGTGTGACAACTCCGGTCACCCACTGACTGACAGCCGCTGGTGTCACCGCAAGCTCTCTTGCTAGCCAGCTCTGGTCTCTCTCCAGGTAGGCAAGCACACGCCGAATCCGGTTGCCGATCTCGGGGTCAGGAGGGACTCGCCTCCGCTTGGTCGCCATGCATAGATCCTAACTGCTCGCGTTCATTGCGGTTTTAGGGAGGCCTGAAAACGATGCTTGCAGGATTTCCATCCCGTGTGATAAGGGTCCCCTTACATGAAGGGGAATCGCGTCGTCAAAAGGCTTCGAACGGAGCTGGGGTTCACGCAGGCCGAGTTCGGCGAAGAGGTAGACCTCGCCGGCGTCTACGTCGCTCAGATCGAAACCGGGGTGCATGGGCTCGGCCGCGATGCGGCGCTGAAGATCCTCGACCGCTTCCGGGGCGAGATGATGGAGCGGCGGATCACCCTCGAAGATCTGCTGCGCGGCGAGGGCCGCGCGGCGTGAACGCTGGCGCCGCCCTCGACTACTGGCGCGCCACCGTCGGTGGAGACGCCTTCGGCACCGCGGTCAGCGACCAGACGAGCGCGGCGATCCAGCCGAGCGCCGTCCAGCCGAGCAGCGCGTTCAGCGCGAAGATCGCCGGCCAGCTCGGGTGCTCGCGCCAGGAGGCGATCAGCGTCGGGAAGAAGTACGCCGAGATTGCGGCCAGGAGGATCAAGAGCGCCGTCCCGAGGGCCATCGGCGACGACTCCGACGGGAGCGGCGTGGGCTTCGGTACGGGCGCAGCCAGTGGGGCAGGGATCGGGTCCACCTCGCGCTCTCCGGTGCACCTCCAGGGCGCCGCGCCTTCGCCCGCCCAGATCGTGCCGTCTTGGCAGCGGACCACTCGGGCACCGGCAGGCACGGCTAGCAGCAGCAAGGCGGCGAGGGGGAAGAGCGCGCTCGGCATGGATCTCCTCCGCGGCCCGGACCTCCGGGACGATGGGTTGCCTGGTAGCGTCCATCTTACCCCCGGCGCCGGGCCGCGGAGCCTTCAATCCGAGGTGCCTCCTCGCGCGCTCTTGTCGCCTGGAAGCGGTGGAAACAGGTGGCAACGACCGGGTGAAATGTTTCCAGCGGCCGGGGGGTTCGCGCAGCAGCAGGGGAAGACGATGCAGGACGGGCCCATGCGCCTTGCCGCCTGGCAGGCGATCAGCGAAACGGGGGCTCACCAGGAGGTGGCTCGCCTCCTGAGAGCGCGCATGCGCTGGAAGTGCTCCGAACGCTCGGCAGTCGCGCGCCTTTCCCAGATGCTGAACCCACGCGACCCGCACCAGCTTCCTGCCGACGCGCTTCTCGACGTGATCGACGCAACAGGGCGCGACCCCTTCACGCCGATCCTTCTGCGCCGCGCGCTTCGGAAGAGGCCGCTGCGGGCAGGCGAGCGGCCGAGGGTGCGGCGCTCTGAAGTGTCCTGATTCTCGCGCGACCGACCGTGACACGGCGGCGCGTATAGGGGGGTGAAAGATGGGCAAGAGGAACGGTAAGGCCACAGGGTTCGAGGGCATCGTCACCAGCGTGCGCGACGCCTTCGCCGAGGAGCTGGAAGACGCGCTTCCCGAGCTCGACCAGGCGGTGAAGGCGGGCGGCGGAGAGGGCAGCTTCTCCTGCACGCTCCAGATCAAACCCTGCAAGCGCACGGCGGGCTTCCTCGCCACGCTGACCTCGCGCGTTCGCGCGCCGCGCAAGCCGCGGCCCTTCGATCTGCGCATCGGCGACGAGGGCCAGCTCGAGCTGGGCTTCGACCCGACGCCGCGCGACGAGGGCCAGGGCGACGGGGAGCACGAGGGCGCAGCCGCGCACTAAAGCGAGGTTCGGCGGCGCCGTCGGCACCCAACTCCTCCCCTCGCGATCTCGGGTCCCGCGCGGGGAGGAGGCTCTTCCACCGAAGAGCATCCGCGGCGCCGCCAACCAGCCGGACGGGGGGTGGGGCGTGGCGCGAAAGCGCTATCCGAGCGACGAAGCGCGGCTGCGCGTGCGGCCGCATGTCCGGGTTCACTTGACGGTGGCGACCCACCGCAAGATCGCCGCCACCTGGGCGCAGCCCGAGCTGCGCGGGATGCTCGTCGAGCTCTGGCGCATCGCCCGGGAGGCGCACGCGGGGAAGACCCGGGACGTGGTCGCGCTCTCCCCGGCGGCAGTCCGTTCGATCACCGGGAAGGAGCGTCACGCCTTCGGCGTGCGGGCCCTCGTCGAGCTCTGCGAGGGGGTCGGATACCAGGTCTCCACCGACCCGGCTGCGATCCCGTGCGGACCGGCACCGACCGCTCACCGGGTCGTCACCGATCCGCACCGCCTGCTCACCGCCTCTTCACCGATCCCGCACGGGGTCGGCGCCGTGTTCGTGTGGATTCGCAACTTCGCGAAAAAGCAAGACTTGGACTCCGCGCCTCGTGGAGTCACTCCGCGCAACTCCGCGCCCTCCGAGTCCGAGTCCGAGTCCGAGTCCGAGAGGAGTAGGAATACGGAGTATGAGCGCGGAGGCGGGGCGCACTCCGCGGAGTCCCGGGACGCCGATCGGAGCGCCGCCGAGCCGGCGCGCACGCACCCGGGTTCGCCTTCGGCGGGGGAGGAGACGGAGCCGGATCGGACCGACCCGCCGGAGGGCCGAGCCGCCGCACCGCCGGACCGGCAGCCGAGCCCCGAGCCCGAGACGCCGGAAGCCCGATCCGCTCTGGAGGACGAGGAGGATCCGACCCGGGGGATCGATCCGGCAAAGCTCGCTCGCCTCCTTGCCGGCCGTCCCGATCCCCCCGGCACGACCACGCGCGCGTGGATCGAGGCGCATCTTCCGCACCTGGTCGCCGCTGCGGAGCTCGAGCTCGTAGCGGCGGGCGTAGAGCCGACACGCCGCGCGCTCGAGGCGGCGGTGCGGGATCGGCTCTTCGCCTTCCACGCGCAGGAGCTGCGCAGCGGCGCACGGGACGCTTCGCGCGACCGTGATCGACCGAAGCCCGAGCGGCGGTTCGAGACCGCCGAGGAGACGAGCGCAGCGCTTGCAGCGCGCCGCGAGGAAGCGCGCGCATCCGAGGAGCCGCAGGTCTGCGCAGAGGCCAGTTGCGGCGCGTCGGCCACGCGCGTGCGCAAGCGGCGCTGGCTCTGCGATGAGCACTTCAACGCGGCTTCGGCCGCACAACCGGCGGCGGTGTAGGCCGCGCGCCATCGAAGTGAGCGAGCGAATGGGAAGCTACGAGTTCAGTTATAGCCTCGGGCAGCGCGTCCGAATCGTGGTGAGCGGCGAGGAAGGCGAGGTGATCGGCCTCGCGATCTATTCGAACGCGATGCCGAGTGCTCTCATACGGTACAAGGCCGCGGACGGGCGCGCGCTCGATTCCTGGTGGTGCTGCAGCGCACTGGAGGCCGCGTGATGGTGGACGAAGGACCGTTCACGACCGCGCAGCAGATCGGCCTGGTGGGAGGTGCGCTGGTGCAGCTCGGCAAGAAGAAGGCCGACGGCACGGCGAGCAAGAGCGTGGTGGTGCCGACGCTCTCGGCGATCATCGCCGAGCTGCGCGAGATCCGCGCGCGGGTGAAGGCCGAGTAGCGTGGCGCGCTCGGGCTTCACGCTCGAGGGGCTTGCAGCGCGGGAGCGGAGGCTCGGCCTCGGCGCCTCCGCGCTGCGGCCTGCGCACGTGGCGCCGGCGGTGCTCGCTGCGGCGAAGCCTCCGGCGCGGGGCCGCGCGCCGCACCGGATGAACGGCCTCGAGGCGGACTACGCGCGCCTCCTCGAGCTGCGGGTGCGCGCGGGAGAGGTGCTCTGGTGGAGCTTCGAGGGCTTCCGGCTGCGCCTGGCGGAAGGCACGTGGTTCACGCCGGACTTCGCCGTGCTGCTCGCCACCGGCGTGCTCGAGTTCCACGAGACGAAGGGCTTCATGCGCGAGGCGGCGCGGGTGCGGCTGCGGGTGGCTGCGGGCATGTATCCCTGGGGCTTCGTGCTGGTGCGGCGTGGCAAGGGCGGCGGCTGGAGCTTCGAGCGGGTGCCGGCGTGAAGGCGTGCGCGCGGCCTGGTTGCGAGAGCGCGCCGCGCACGGGCCAACGCTACTGCAAGGCGCACCACGCGGAGGCGGAGCGCGGCTATCGCGCGCGCATGCGCGCCGAGCTTCGGCGCCTGCGCCGGCTGCTTGCGGCGGTGAAGCAGCCGTGAGCCCGGATCGCGCAGGAGCCACGATCTCGGCTCGGGCCGAGGCGCAGTACCTCTCGACCCGAGATCTCGCGGCACTGCTCGGGCGGAGCACGACGAAGCGCGGGCTGGAGCGCCTTCGGGTGCAGCTACATCGCTTCCGCGTCGCGTACCGTGGTCATGCGCTGCGGCCGCGCTGGCACGTGGACACGGCGCGCACGCTGCTCGCGCGCTGAAGCGTTCCACGTGCAACCTAATCCCCCCTCCCGCGGGAGGGGGCGCTGACAAGCCCCCCGCGCTGGTGATACACGCTGCCCTCAGGGGGTGATCGAGTGTGTCGCGCTTCAGCGCGAGCGAGCTCGACCAGGAGGCGGCCGACCGGATCCTCGAGCGGCTCGTCGAGGGCGTCCCGGGCGGCGACGGGAAGCCCGCTAGCCTCGCTTCGATCCTGCGCGCAGCGCGCGCGGCCGGCGAGGCGATGCCGAGCTGGCGGACGGTCTTTCGCTGGCTGCACGCGTTCCCCGAGTTCGCGGCCGCCTACGCCCGTGCTCGCGAAGAGCAGGCCGAGGCGATCTTCGACGAGATCCTCGACGTTGCGGACGACGCTGGGGACGATCCGCAGAGCCGGCGCGTGCGGATCGACGCGCGCAAGTGGGCCCTTGGCCGGATGCTTCCGAAGCGCTTCGGCGACCGGCTGGCGGTGACCGGTGGCGACGGCGGCCCCCTCGAGATCGAGCATGCCGTCGAGATCGACGCCCTCGACGCTCTCCTCGATCGTGTCCAGGCTCGCGAAGCTCCCGAAGGCGGCGCGCCGTGAGTTCCTCGCGCAGCTCAGCGAGCGCGAGCGCCTCGCGGTACTCGAGGAGCTGTACCGCTGGGAACGCTGGGCGCGGTCCGAGCAGCTCGAGCCGCCGGGCGAGTGGTCGGTGTGGCTCAACCTGGCCGGCCGCGGCAACGGTAAGACGCGCACGCTCTGCGAGTGGGTCCGCTACCGCGTGGAGCGCTGCGGCGCGAGGCGCCTCGTGATCGCGGCGTCTACCTCGGCCGACGTCCGCGACACCGTCGTGGAGGGCGAGAGCGGCCTCCTGGCGGTCTTCCCGCCGCACCGCCGGCCGCTCTACGAGCCCTCGAAGCGGCGCGTCACCTTCGCGGGTGGCGCGCGGGCGGTGCTCCTCTCGGCCGATCGGCCCGACCGCTTCCGCGGTCCCCAGTGCGACACGGCGGCGGCCGACGAGCTGGCGGCGTGGCGGTACTCCGAGGCCTGGGAGAACCTGCTGCTCGGCCTGCGGCTCGAGACGTCGAAGGGGGTCGGCCCGCGCGCCGGCGTCGCCACGACGCCGCGCCCGACGCGGCAGATTCGTGAGCTGAAGGCGGACCCGGCGACGTGCACGACGGTGGGTCGCACCGTGGACAACCGGGGGAACCTGGCCCCCGCGTTCTTCGACCGGATCATCCGGCGCTACCAGGGGACGCGGCTCGGCCGGCAGGAACTCGATGCGGAGATCCTCGAGGAGATCGAGGGCGCGATCGTGACGTTGGCGATGATCGACGACGCGCGGGTGGCCGAGCTGCCCGAGCTCGGGCGCGTCGTCGTGGCGGTGGATCCGCCGGGCGGGCACAAGGCGACGAGTGCGGAGGCCGGCATCGTGGCGGCGGGGCGTGGTGCGGGCTCGGACGCCGAGCAAGGCTACGTGCTCGAGGACCGTTCGCTGCGCGGGACGCCGGACGAGTGGGCGCGCGCGGCGATCCGGCTGCACCGCGAGCTCGACGCCGACGCCATCGTGGCCGAGGTGAACCACGGCGGCGACATGGTGAAGGACGTGATCCGCTCGCGGGACCGGAGCGTGCGCGTGATCGAGGTGCGCGCGAGCCGCGCGAAACACGTGCGCTTCGAGCCCATCGGCGCGCTCTACGAGCAGTTTCGAATCCATCACCTCGGCACCTTCGCTGCGCTGGAAGATCAGGTCTGCGGCTTCACCTCGACCGGTTACGAGGGCGCCGGGTCCGAGGACTCCGAGAATCCGGCTTCGCCGGATCGCGCGGACGCGCTGGTCTGGGCGCTGACGGAGCTGCTCGTCTCGCGCGGCTCGGGCTTCGAGATCTACGCGGGGGAGGCGGCGGCGTGAGCGCAGCGCACGTGCAGCTCGGGGACCTCTACGTGCCGCGCAGCATGGTTGACGACCTGGTGGCGCGGCGCGTGGAGTCGGAGCGCGCCGAGACTCCGATCACGTTCCACGGCCCGCGCGTCTCGCTGCGCGGGCTCGGGCGCCAGCCGAGTACACAGAGCCTCCTCGAGGAGACGCGCTCCTGGGCGGCGATCGCAGCGAGCCGCGTCGCCTCGCGCGTGCAGTCGATCGAGCCGCTGCTCTTCGTGCGCCGGCGCGTGGCGGAGGGAACGCAGGAGGAGGAGCAGCTCGACGAGCACGTGGCGAAGGAGGTGCTCGACCGGCCGAATCCGATCTTCTCGCGGCGGCTTCTTGCCCGGCTCCAGGCGTTCCACTTCCTCCAGTGCGGGGAGTGGTACTTGCAGAAGCTGCGCGATGGGATCGGCGTCGTGCGCGAGCTCTGGCCGCTCCCGCCGCAGAATGTCGAGCCGATCTCCGATCCGCAGCGCGTGATTGGCGGCTACAAGGTGACGGACGGCTACGGGCGGCAGACGATGCTGCCGGCCGAGGACGTGATCCGCTGCTGGTCTCCGGATCCGCTCACGCTCTTTACGGCGATGGGCGCGCTCGGTCCGCAGGCGGTCGAGTGGGACACGCTGCGCTTTCTCTCGGATCACCTCCGCGCGTTCTTCGAGAGCGATGCGACGCCGCGCGTCGTCCTGACGGCCGACAAGGACGTGACGATGCCTTCGCCCGACGATGCGCAGGCGAAGGCGTTCTATGCGCACTGGCGAAACCGCTTCCACAAGGTCCGCGGCGATCTGCGCGGGCTGCCGGTGCTCTTGCCGAGCGGCGTCTCGCCCGAGGTGCTCGACGCGCACGGTGGCGATGCGGCGCTGGTCGAGCTGGACCGCCAGCGCAGCAAGCAGATCCTCTCGGCCTACGGCGTGCCGGAGTCGATCGCGGGGCTGACGGAGCACGTGAACCGCGCGAGCGCGGAGACGAACCTCTACGTCTTCGATCAGAACACGATCGCGCCGCTCCTCGACCTCTTCGCCGAGGCCTACACCGAAGGTCTGGCGCGCGAGTACGATCCGCAGCTCTTCGTTCGCTATGAGGACTTCGTTGCGCCCGACAAGACCTTCGACCTCCTGCGCGAGCAGCAGGACCTGGTGCACAAGGTGCGCAGCGTGCAGCAGGTCTTGCGTGACCGCGGCGCGGATCCCGAGGACGCGCCCTGGGGTGAGCTGCCGGTGGGGACGCTGGCGGACGAGCCCTACACCGGCGAGGAGCGGGAGGATTCTCCCGAGGACGCGGCAGACCTCGCGATTTCTGGCGGCGTCAAGGTGGCGCCGTCGGCCTCGGTCCGAACCCCTTCCTACCAGCGGATCGAGGCCACTTCTCCAGACGCTGCCTGGGCGCGCCTCCTAGCTGCGGAGCGGCAGTTCGTCTCTCGCTTCGAGCGGGCGATGGCGACGGTCTTCGATGCGCAGCGCAAGGCGGCGCTCGCGCGGCTTCGCGCGGTGACGCGGGCGCGCGTCTCGGCAACCGACGTCTTCGACCCGAACGCCTGGGGCGCGCTTTTCGAGCGTGTGGTGCAGCCGATCCGCCGGCGCGCGTTCGCTTCCTCGGGCCGTGAGGCGCTGCATGCGGTGGGGAGCGATGTCGGCTTCACGCTGAAGGACCACGCGGCGGCGCTGCTTGCGCGCCAAGGCGCGCAGCTCGTCTCGAAGGTGAATGCGGTGACGCTCGCGCGGCTGCGAGAGGAGCTGTCCGCGGGGACGCTCGAAGGCGAGGGCGTCGATCAGCTCGCCAAGCGGATCTCGGGCGTCTTCCAGAATCGAAAGCGCGCGCGCACGGTGGCGCGGACGGAGCTTTTGAAGGCGCACGAGTCAGGGCAGCTCGAGGGCTTCCGGCAGGGCGGCGTGCCCGGCAAGCAATGGAACACGTCGCGCGACGATGCGGTGCGCGACTCCCACGAGATCGACGGCCAGGTGCAGGCGCTCGAAGAGGACTTCGAGTTGGCCTCGGGGAATCGCGCTGCGTACCCGGGCGACGACTCGCTGCCGGCCGACGAGGTAGTCAACTGCCGGTGCTTCGTGACACCGGTACTCGAGGAGGACTGAAGTCATGGGTCATCGACGCCAGCGCTTCGAGGACGAGGAGACGAAGCCGATTCCGCAGGAGCCGACGGAGTCCGAGCCGGCGGAGCCCGAGCCGGCGCATCCGGCACGCGGCAAGCGGCGCGGCGCGGCTTCCGAGCCGACGCCCGAGGCCGGCTGATGCGCCGCTCACCTTCAAGCCCGGCGAACGATCCGTTCGGCCTCTTCCTCGTCTCCGGTGCGACGGACGGGACGACGAACCCGCAGACGCTCGGCGGCGGCGGGTTCAACCTGATCGACTCGCTGGGGTTGAACGCCTATCCGGCGGAGCCGAAGACGGCGGCGGCGCTCGGGCTCTTCACGCTCGATCAGCTCTCGCGCGCCGTGCTGACGGCGTGGAAGACCGGCGGCACGGGCTCGTGGGCGCTGGCGATCGAGATGAGCCGCAACGCGGGCAGCAACTGGACGGCGGTCACGCGGCTCGCGCTGGCGGCGATTCCGAGCCGTGCGGCTGCGCTGCCGCAGGTGATCGAGAACCCCTTCCCGGCGGATTTCATGCGCACGCTGGGCGTGGACGTGAACGACGTGGTGAGCGTGCGCGCGCGGGTTACGCCTGGCCAGGCGGCGGCGCAGACGGTCGCGGTCGTACTGTCGCTTCAGCCTGGCCCCGGCTCGGGCTTCGGCGGCGATCGCGGCCGGATCTACGGCTAGCGGGGGAGGGCGGCGATGCGCTTCAACCGGAACGTCGAGATCGAGCGCGCCGAGCTGGGCGAGGATGCCAGCTTCCCGGTCACGCTCTTCACCGATGGCGAGGCGAGCGACGGGCACATCTTGCACGTGGCCGGCGCGCGCACCGCGCCGCGCATGCCGCTCTTCGTGAACCACTGGGCCGACCCGACCATGACCATGGGGAGCCTGACGGATCCCAAGCGCAGCGAGCACGCGATCCGCTACCGCGCGCAGATCGACCTCGGCGCACCCGAGAGCGCCGTGGCAGCGATCCGGCGCGACGTGGCCTACATGATCGGCCAGGGCCACGTGCGCAGCATGAGCGGCCGGTGGGACGCCGATCCGAAGGACGTCGTGCCGCGCACGGCGCTTCCGGCCGATCACCCGGCCTACGTCGACCCGGCGAAGGAGCCGGCAGGGCGCAAGCGCTGGGGACTCTACTTCAAGCGCTGGACCGCGCTCGAGGGCTCGATCGTCGGGCTGGGCGCCGATCCCAAGGCGCTGATCGGCCGGAGCGAGGATGCGAGTCTGCCGGAGCCGGTGCGGGCCTTCTGGCGCGCCGAGGCGCAGGCGCAGCCGCAGAGCGAGCTCGAGCACCTCTACGCGGAGCTGCGCCTCCGCTACCAGGCCATGCGCGGCGCGGGCGCGAGCTTCGCGGACGTGCTGAACGCGCTGCAGGGCGTGCTCGGGGCCGAGGAGGCCGGGACGCTCGAGCGCCTAGAGCGCGAGGGGCTGCCGGGCATCTGGCTTCCGGCCGCGCTCCTCGAGCGCCTCCATGGCGAGCGTGCAGCGTTCACCGATGCCATCGCCGCTCTCGAAGCGGTGCTCATTTCCCGGGAAGACGCCGATCATGCCGGCGCCGACCCTGCTGCCGAGCCGACGGAAGAGTCCGACCCGGCTCCGCCCGAGCGCGCAGCGCTCGAGGCTCTCTCGCATGCACGCGCTGGAAGTGTCGCCGCGATCTCCGCGGCGGAGTTCTTCGAGCGCCTCGAATCGAAGATGAAGAGCAGCAGTTCCGTCATCGCGGCCGACGTGGTTCGGCGGGTGACGGGGAGGGTTTCAGCATGAAGATCAAGGTTCGACTCCGCGCCAGCGGCGCGGAGGTGGAGATCGAAGAGAGCGCCTTCGACACGGCGCTGCACGAGCGGATCACTCCGCGCTCGATCGGCGACATGCCGGCCGAGGAGTTCATGACGCAGCTGGCGACGGTCGGCGCGCGCCAGACGGGCGAGGTGGTGGGGCAGATCCTCACGCAGCTTGGCGTCGGCCAGGTGAACCGCGGGAGCCTTGCGACCACGCCGGGCACGCAGCCGCGCCAGTCGGCCGATGCCGGCGCCGTCGAGGCGCAGCGGATCGAGCGGGTGCGACCGTCATGGGAGCGGCAGTACCTGACCCTGCCCGAGTCCGAGCGGAAGGTCCGCACGGTCGAGGGGGATCTCCTCGTGCTGCGCTGGGCGCAGGCGGTGGTCGACAAGGACTACGCGCGCGCCGAGCGGATCATCCGGGAGAGCGATCCCGTCTACTCGCGCGCGCCGCTCGCCGAGGGCGCGGCCGCGACGGGCGGGAACCTCGTCCCGACGCCGCTCGCGAGCGTGATCCTCATGAAGCGCGATGCCCACGAGCGGATCGCGCCGCGCAGCATGCGGTTCACGAGCCCCGCCGACACGCTCGACGTGCCGACCGAGGCGACCGTGGGCGACGTGGCGGCGACGGCCGAGGCGACCGCGCCGAGCGAGACCGACTCGACGTTCGGGCTGGTGACGCTCACGAAGAAGAAGGTCATGCGGGCGTGCCGCGCGTCGCGCGAGCTCCTCGCGGACATCTCGCAGGCCTTCTCGCTGGTGACGATCCTCTCCGATCAGGTGAGCCGGCGCCTGGCCGTCTTCAGCGACGGGCAGGCGGCGGTCAACGGGAACGGCACTCCGCCCAACTGGACGTCGGCCATCCAGGGCGCGTCCATCACGGCGGTCACCGGCAGCGGCGGCGCGATCACGCGGAAGAAGATCAAGGACCTGCTGCTCGGGCTGCCGTCCGAGTGGCGCAACGGTCCGGGCGTCTTCTTCTTCGGCAACGCCGCGGTGACGGGCTTCCTCTCCGACGTGGTCGACACGACGGGCCGGCCGATCTGGCTGAACCAGACCGACCCGGCTCGCCCGGTGGGTGACGTCGGCAACGCCGTGGGGCTCGTCGAGGGGATCCCGTACCTCGAGGTGGCGCCCTTCTCGACGAACATCCTGTACGTCGGCGTCCTCGCCGAGGGCTACGGGATCCTCGAGGACGAGGCGCTGCTCGTCGAGGCCTCGACCGAGGCGTCGGACGTCTTCCTGAAGCACCAGGTTCTGTGGAAGTTCATGCAGCGGCGCGACGGTGCGGTTCTCCGCACCGACTGCTTCCGCAAGACCGACGCGGCGGTCCTGGCCCCGGCCTGATCCGAGGTGAGGGGGTGAGCTGACGGGTGCCCCGGGGAGGCGACTCCTCGGGGCACCCAAGGCGCTTTCGAGGGGGTGAGAGATGGCGTGCCAGTTCCAGCGGGTCCTAAGCCTGGCGAGCGGCGTTCTCACTCTCTGCTCGGACTGCGGGCTGACGCGGGACGAGGTGCTCGCGAAGCCGGACGTGCCGGAGGCCTGCCGCGAGGCGGCGGGCGGCGGCGCGCGGACGCAGGAAGGCGGCTGGGATCGGCGCGAGCGCGGCGGCGCGACGCGCGGCGGAGGGCTGGCGGGGTGAGCGAGCGCCTGTCCGTCGCGATCGTCGGCAACCTCTCGGCGCTGGTCGGGCTGCAAGACTTCGCGCTGGCAACGTTCGCCGAGGCGACGCGGGTCACGCGCGCGGATCTGAACCTGCAGGATCTGGACCCGGGCGGCTCGTGCACGGTCCGGTTCGGCAACGCGACGGGAGGCGGTGGGGACGGCTTCTCCGTCACCTTCACCGCGCCTGCGCTGCTGGCGAGCGGCACGGGCGACTTCGTCGTTCCGGCGGGCGGGAAGCTCTACGCCCGCGTCATCTCGGCAAGCGGCGATCCGGGGAACCTCTCGGGCAACGTCGAGGTCTCCCCTGCACTCGTGGCCTCGGGCGCCTCGGCGCTCGTGACCGTCACGGCGGTGAAGGAGTTCGAGCGAATCACCAGCTCGGAGCATGACGCGCGGCTCTCGCTGCTGTGCGATGCGGTGACGCGGCTTTTCGAGCGCTACTGCCGGCGGCCGCTCCTGGCCGTGTCGATCGTCGGCGAGCGCCAGCTCGGCGCCGACTCCGAGGACCTCGTCCTCTCGCAAGAGATCAGCGACGTGGACGCAGTGCGGGAGAACGGCGCCACGCTTTCCGCTTCCGAGTACGCCTTCGAGGTGTCGGCCTTCGGGACGCAGCGCGTGCTGCGCCGCGTCGATCGCTGGTGGACGCGCGGCGTCGCCTACGAGGTGGACTACCAGACCGGCTTCGCGACGCCGCCGAAGGATCTCACCATGCTGGCGCTTAGCGAGGTGATCGCGGCGTGGCACCAGTTCAAGGTGTCGGGGCAGGCGCGCCTCGGCATGACGCAGCAGGTGCTCGACGCGGGCGGGACCGCGTCGTTCCTCGAGTGGGAGCTGACCAAGGTGACGCGCCTCGGCCTGGCTCCCTACCGGAGGCTCTTCTAGATGCCGCTCGCGGTGTCGGTGAAGCTGAAGGGGGATCGGCAGCTCGTGGCCGCGCTCGGGCGGCTCGACCCGCGCCGCAATCCCGAGCCGATTCGGCGCGCGCTTCTCCGCGGCGCCTTCCGGATCCAGCAGCAGGCTACGACGGTGCACATCATCGCGGGCGGGACCGGGCCGCCCGACCCGGTGCGCATCACGTCGCGCACGGGCACCGGGCGCCGCTCGATCGCGGTCGACCAGGCGGGCCTTCGCTCGCTGACGGTCGAGGTGGGGAGCGGCCTCCTCTACATGGCCGTTCATGAAGGCGGCGGCCAGTTCCACCCGCCGCGGCCCTGGCTCGGGCCCGCGGTGGCGGACGTCGAGGCGGAGCTCCCGGAGATCTTCGCGACGGAATGGGAGCGGGGGGCGCTCTCGTGAGCGAGTGGGGCCAGGTGATCGACGCGGTGCTCGCGAAGGTGGTTGCAGCCGACTCGGCGGTGACCACGCGGCGCGGGCTCGTCGGACTCTCGCTGATTCCCTCGGATCAGTACCCGCACGCGATGGGTTACGTGCTCCAGGCGACGAGCGAGCTGCTCTCGGGCGGCTACCTGCAGGAGACGCGCCGCCTCGAGGTTGTCGTGCTCTTCGTCTCAAATGGTGAGAGCCAGGAGGCGGTCTACCAGCGCTTCGACGCGGTGCGCGAGGCGCTCTACGCCGACCGGACGCTCGGCGGCCTCGTGCGCCGGCTCTTCGTGTCGGATGGGCTGCCGCTAGAAGACGAGGCTTCGGCGGTGATGACGCTTCGCCTCGTCTGCACCTGCGAGAAGGTGGTGTAGCCGTGGCGACGCTGCTCGACCTCGACAACCAGGTGGCGGCCGCGGTCGCGCTCTGGGCTGGCGCTCCGACGCGACTCGACTCCGACTACCTCGACGAGCACGAGGCGATCCCGGCTGGTGGCTCTCGCTTCCAACTCCGGGTCAACGCGGTGGGGAAGCTCAGCGATTCGAACGAGTTCTACCAGGTGGCCATCGTGGACCTCGTGTCGCTGCACCGGCTGGCGGATCCGGTCGACGAGCGCGCGTACACGCGCGGGGCGATGCAGACGAACCTCGCGCTCGCAACCTCGCTTTCGTGGTGGCGCGCGCTGGCTGCCGTCTACGCCGTCGAGGAGCCGCCCTCCGTCGAGACGGAGCGCGTGGGCAACGTGGTGTTCTTCAGCGTCGAGGCGCGCTTGCGCCTCGCGCCGTAGGGGGGATTCGGCATGCCGAAGTTCGACGGGTCGCATTGCATCGCGGTGGCAACGCAGACGGGCGAGGGCACCTACAACGCGACGCTCGACGGGCTGACCACTTCGATCACCGCGGCGCAGGGGCTGCTGCTCCCGCGTGAGAACATCGAAGTCACCTTCGCGCGCGACGAGGAGGAGCCGGCGGCGGTGGCGGGCTCGCTCACGCTCCCGATGGGCGCGTTCAAGCGGCGGATCGTCGAGAGCCTGAAGCTGGTGGTCGACTTCTGCGGCAACCGCGCGTCGCCGGGCGGCGCGCCGGCGGATGGCGACTTCGTCCCGATCGCCGGGCTGCTGGCGCTCCTCGAAGGCCTCGGGGTCACGGTTGCCGCGTGGGGGAGCGGCGTGGGCCAGCTCGGCGTCTACGCGGCGCCGAACCCGGTTTCCGTGCTGCTGCACTACAACGGTGTCCGATACGAGCTGCTCGATTGCCGGGTGTCGGGGGAGGTGGAATTTGCCGCGGGCAGCCCGGCCAAGGCGACGTTCGAGATCGCGGTCGGTTCGATCAAGGACGTGGCCGAGGCGGCGCTGCCCTCGACGCTGACCTACGGCGTGCAGGCCACCGTCTCCCCTCCGATCGTCGAAGGCGTGGCGCACGCCTGGGGTGCGACGCGCGGCTTCGAGAAGCTGACTCTCGGCTTCGAGCAGGAGATCGAGGACATCGCCGATTCGAACGCCGTGACGGGCTTCGTGAAGGACAAGACCTCGCGGGTCACGAAGATCTCGATCGAGGGGCTTTACACCGACGACTCGGACGAGGACTTCGCGGACACGCAGCTCGCGGTCACCTCTTCGGGCTCGCTCTCGCAGCTCTCCTTCCAGGTGGGAACCAACGGCGTCACCGGCCAGCCGGTGAAGGCGGTGCAGATCGTGGTTCCGCAGCCGGTCCTGCTCTCCGTCGAGAAGACGAAGCTCGGCAGCAAGGCGGCGGAGAACGTCGAGCTGGAAGCGCGGCACGACACGGCCAACGCGGAGCTGCAGATCATCTTCCGCTAGAGGGGGTGCGCCCGCCGTGGCGGGAAACAAGAAGTTCACCGTTTCGGCCGAGATCCGCGCGGAGGACCGGGCGTCTCCGGTAGTTGGTCGGATCACGCGTTCCTTTCAGTCGCTTGGGAGTGAGCTGAAGGAACGGTTTGTGATCACCGCTGGTGACGTCGTGAACGCGGCGGGCAGCATCGTGAGAGCGGTGGGGTCCATGTTCGCAGCCGCGGCAGAGGCGGAACGCGGGCAGACTCGCCTTACACAAGCGCTGGAGCGCCAGGGTGCCGCTACGCCGCGCGTGGTGAGTGCGTTGAACGAGCAGGCGCAGGCGATCGCCCGCGTGACCGATCTTCAGGACGATCAGATCACGTCCGTTCAGACGTTACTTGCGCAGCTCGGGGTTCAGGCGTCGCAGATCCCGGAAGCAACGCAGGCGACGATTGATTTGGCCGCGGCGCTTGGAATCGACCTGAACACGGCCGCGCAGCAGGTCGGCGCCACGGTCAACGGCGTCACCGGACGCCTTGCGCGTGTGGCTCCCGAGCTGGCGAATCTCTCCGACGAAGCGCTGCGAAGCGGAGAGGGCATCCGGCTTCTTGGGGAGCGCTTCAAGGGGGCTGGCGAGGCGGCATCGGAGGACTTCGGGAAGCAGCTCGCGGGCCTGAAGAATGATCTTGGCGAGCTCGGCGAGGCGTTCGCAACCGGCGCGACGGGCACGGGTGATTTCGAGGAAGCGGTTCGGAGCGCACGAGAGGAAGTGCAGCAGTTCGGGCCTACTGCAGAAATTTTGGGTCAGACGATGGGCAACGTCGTCTCGATTCTTGTTTCTGCTTTGGAGGGGTTGATCTCGGTTTCCAAGAAAGCCGGCGATTTCTTTGCTTCGGCGCTCCTTCCTGAGGTTGCGAACGCGGTTACGGTGACGGAGCAGTTTCGCGATGCCGCCAACGCATCGGTTGAGGCAATGCACGCTCAGGGCGAGGCTGCTGCGGAAGCTGCCGCTGCACATGGCGATTTGGCTGCGACTGCAGACGCTGCTGGGAATGCAATCGCTGGTGCTTCTGACAGCACCAACAACTTGACGGCCAGCCAGCGCGAGGCGGCTGCATCTTCGACGGCTCTCGATACCGCGCTCAAGGCGGTTGGGATCACCGTCGAGGATCGAGCAGCGAAAGAAGCGGCGCTGCTGGCCATCCTCGAGCAGGCCGAGCTTGCGAACGTGCGCCGGCAGATCAGCGATGAGCGCTACGTGGCGATCGTCGCGGCGGTGAATGCGGAGCTGGAGAAGCTGCGGCTTACACAGGAGGGCGTCGTCGAGTCTACCGACGCTGCTACCGACGCTTTCTCCTTGCAGGCTGACAGCCTCTCGCGAGTGGCGACGGCTGCGGGATCGGCTGCGGTTGCCATCGGGCAGCTCGAAGAGCGTCAGCGGAGCCTCGATGGTCTGCGGGGCCAGGCGGTCGGAATCTCGCTTGCGGAGGTCGAGGCGCTGGAGAGGTTCCCTCTCGGGCGCCCGAGTGGCCTCGGCCTTGGCGGTCACTCTTCAGGCCTCGGCTTCGGCGGTCGCCGCGGCGTCACCGTCGATCCGAACGGCCGCCGGGTGCGGGCGGCGTAGCCGATGGCCTGGCAGCCGCACCGCTGGGCCTACCTGCACGCCGCGGCCGACGCCGGCGCGGCCGCGCTGACCGTGTCCGTCGCGACGGCGACGGGCTTCGGGAAAGAGAACCTGATCGACTACCGGGCGCAGAGCCTCCTGCGCCTGAACGCCGCGCAAACGGCCTTCAACGTGATCCTCGACCGCGGCGCCGCGGGCCTCGAGGCGGTCGATCGGCTGGTGATCCCCTCCGGCCACAACCTCGGCGCCGCCACGCTCACCGTGCATCGGAGCACGACGGGCGCCTTCGGAGGCGAGGAGGTGCAGCTCGGGACCGTGGCTGCGCCGGGCGCCGGCGCCATCGACCTGGCGCTGACCTCGAGCACGCACCGCTACCTCCGGCTCAGCGTCAGCGGGCCCTCGGCGGTCTACGAGTTCGGCGAGCTCTTCTTCACCCGCGTGCGGATCCCGACGCGCGGCTGGGATCCTGGCTACGACGACCGGCCCGTCCGGAACGCCGAGACGCGCCGCACGGCGCGCAGCTACGTGACCACGCTCTACGGCGCGGCGCAGAGTGAGATCCGGGCGAAGGCGAGCCGCTACCGGGGCGCGGATCTCACGCTGCTCGACGAGCTGATCTCCTTCCTCGATCTCGGGCTCCCCCTGTGGTACTGGCGCCCCGACTCGGCCGCGAAGCCGATCTATGTCCTCGGCGAGCTCGAGGGCCGGGTGCAGGACTCGCCGGCGCCGGCGTTCGCGGGCGAAGCCTTCGGGCCCTCCTTCGTCTTCCGGGAGACGGTCTGATGCTGGCGCTGAGCGCTACGCAGGCCGCGCTCGCTGCGCGCCCCGCGACGATCCCCGTCGTCTTCGCCGTGCTGCGCACCTGGACGAACAAGGCCGCCGGCACGGT